GATTTTATCCAAGCATTACCAACGGATAATCCACACGTTTCGCCAGTGTATTTGGAATCACTCCAAATGCTTCCCGAAGTTGACCGCAAACGATTGTTGGAGGGCGATTGGGACTATGATGAAACAAAAGACCGTTTATATAACTACGATGACTTACTGCGATGCTTCCGCACTCCAGCAGCAAATATCAATTCAGATATGTTTATCACTGCTGATATTGCGCGAATGGGAAATGATAGAACAATCATTGTATTATGGAATGGATTACACGCTTCCAAGTTCATCGTGTTAAAACAAAAGCCAATTAACGAAGTGGTGGATACTATCAATCAACTTGCACAATCGAATGGTGTGAGGTTGTCCAATGTCCTTTGTGATGAAGATGGAATTGGTGGGGGTGCGGTTGACTTTTTGAAGTGCAAGGGATTTCTCAATGGTTCAAAAGCGGTGCGTGATAACTATATGAATCTCAAAGCGGATTGCTATTTTAAGTTAGGTGAACTCATTACCACCAATGCAATCACATTTGAAACCACGCACAAAGATACCATCGTAAAGGAACTTGAAATGATACGGAGGGAGAAAATTGATAGCGATGGAAAACTGCGAGTAACCAACAAAGAAACACTACAAAAGAAGTACGGCATTAGTCCCGATTTCGCTGATGCAATAATGATGCGGTGCTTCTATGAACTAAAAAAGAATTATGGTAAATACGCATTTGGTTAAATTATTTTAATATATTTGAAATGGAAAACAAAAAACAAAGTTCAATTGAGTGGTTATTTTTAGAATTATCATACACACCAAAAGACAAATTTCAATGGCATACAATCTTGAGAAAAGCAAAAGCAATGCATAAGGAGGAGATAATAGATTCGTATTGTCAAGGATGTTTAGATATGACTAATGATGATACTATATTTCCACGAGAAACAAGTGAACAATACTACAATGAAACATTTAGATAATGAAAACTGAAATTACAAAAGACGAATTAGAAAAAGTAAAGGTGTTAAACCTATTGATGTGGTTACAAGCGTCCATCTACGCAGGTGATGAATGCGAACCAATCAAATGGTTCTATAATCATCAAACAAAGATGCTACTCAAACGACTTAACGACTCAATCCAACGTGAACACGGCAAGACAATCACCGCGTTATGGAATACGGATGGCGCAATTCTGCCCGATATAACTCGCCAAATAGACGATTTCACTTTTGAAATGGCAAGTTATGGTTACTGGATGTTGCCCGAATTAACGGAGTACATTCGCAAACAAAAAGAAACACAACCAAAAATAGAAGTAATATGAACATCACACACGACTTTGATAACTGCCAAAGCGAGACCTACAAAGAAGTAATTACCGATCTCATATCACGTGAAAAAATGGGGAGAATGAAGTACGGTGTAACGGTTGACAAAGCTAATTTGAGCGAACAGGAATGGCTCAACCACGCATACGAAGAAGCATTAGATTTCGCTATCTATTTAAAACGTATAATGAAGCTAAAAAAATGACATTAAAACCAACCGAATAAAGAGTGGCCTTGCGCCACTTTTTTTTTCTCTTTAATTCCGCATTTAACCCATCGTTTAATTCCTTATTTAACCCTTCGATTTGCACGATATAAGCGGCATTACGCTCGTTAATCTCGTTTAGTGAATGATTTATCCTACTTAATTTTTGATTGTCGCTAATCAAATAATCGAGTTTAGCAACACCCAATACAACCAACCTTTTCTCTTTACTTATCGAATCCAGTGCGCTCGTAATCGCGTAACTTTTCAATTGCCTTTGTGTATGCGCTATCGATGGCAATAGAATCATAAAGGTAAATAGTATCAATTTGCTTTTCATAAATCTCTTTTATTTTGATGCGTTCCTTTTCGATTGTGTCAATTCGTGCCTTCAATACCACAACCGTATCTGAGGTGGTTACAAATTGTAACCGATTGGAATTGCAGGAATTTTTACCAATAATCCATGCAATAATTAACCCAACTGCAAAGGCAATCCATTTAATAAATTGCTCCTTCATGTATTCGATAATTTTTAACGTGAAATGCTTTATTCAATCCGCGCGTAATTATCGCGAATCCGTGATTGTATTTAGAATAGGGATTGTAATCGGGTGAAAGTTCAGATAAACACCCCACCCCCCAACACGTTATCACCTTTCCATTGACATCGCGCTCGGTGTGTTCAGCAGTTTGATGATGATGGCCGCACATCGCATTCGCTTTCGTCTTGAGAAACAACCCACGCGCCACGTTTACAGATGGTAAAAATTGCTTTCCAAATTCGTGGCCGTGAAATATTGATAGGCCGCCAATATTCAATTTGCTTTTGCCATCTAACCATTTGATGTTGTGCTTATCGCAGTGCGTTAGTGATGGAAAATCAAAGGCATCAATGTCGAATAGCTCTGGAGCTTTCACTCTCATATATCGCCAGTATCGTTCCTCGTGGTTGCCTTCTTTGTAAACGATTTCAGCGTTTGGAAATTGCCCTCTCAACTCGTGTAAAAATGTACGCATTGCATACAATTCATCTTTGAACTTTCTCTTCTTTGGATCTTTGACAAAGTCGCTTATCATATGACAATCGAGAGCATCACCATTCAACACAACCGTATCAACTCCTTCATCGATTCCTGTTTGGATTGCTACGGATAGCGCGTCAATATCGTGGTATGGTATGTGAATGTCAGATAAGATTAAAACTTTTTGCCCTTTAATATCAAAGTGTTTACGACCTTTCGCATATGACTTCGGAAGGTTGAATGGGTTGCGTGGGCGATGTTCAGTAATGACCAGTGTTTTGTCTTTTGGAGTTCTACCATCTTTGCCCTCGATTCTACGCAGTGTATCACGAGCATCTTCAACCCCTAAAAAAGTTTCGAAATGTTCTTTGCTTAATTTCTTCGCCAGTGTTAGCGTTGGTGTGTTTGGGAATCTCGTTCTTAACTCTCTTGCGAGTTTTGTTTTGTCTGATTCTTTGCGTCCTTTCATATAGTTAGTAAGGTTTGTAAATAGTTTTTCCACCGCTCTTTGTAGCTCGTAGTATTTGTTTTCTATTTACTCCCTTGTTGTAACTAACGTGAACCCAATCAGGTGCGTTCTCACTTCCAAATTCCCAAATGAGTTGGTCAAATGTACAATTATTTTTTATATAATCAAAAATGTCTTTATTGCTCACACCGCCAAATCTATCTCCATCAATATCGAGTGCTTTACCTTCCATATGTTGCGAGTTCTTTGAACCACCAATGCGGTCATTGAGTGCAACACTTCTGAATCCACTTGTGATTCCTATGGGTATTCCAAAGTGTTCACGCACTTTATCAAATACCTCCGTGCAAACTAATTTAAGATTCGCAATTTGCTCTGCATTTGGTAGGTTAGGAATCTTGTAAACTTCTGCCGCATTACTTTTAATAAGTTCTTGCAGCGTGGTGTATTTACTTGTTTTTGTCATCGTTCATTATCTCGTTTAAGTCCTCGTTTTTCCTTCCTACTAACGTCTTAATCTTACCCCACAAATCCTTCCCGGTAACTGATTCAATGGATTCGACAATCGATTTAAATTCAATGACTGCGATAACCGTTGCAATTAATTTTGTGATGGGTATTAATTGATCGATTATGTATGTCTCAATTAAGAATCCGCTAACGATAGCGAGTTGATACAATAGCATTTTCGTCACGCTATCCGACATTCGTCTTGACCGAATACGCTGCCCTACTTTTAATGCTTTCCAAATGCCGACTACCATATCAGCACCTACCAAAAAACCAATGGTAATCATCAATTCCTTGATGGGTAAGAAGATTGTAACCAACGCGAGTAACCAATATTTAGTTTTTAAAAACAACAACTCCTTCATCATTTCTTTGTCTCGTATTGTTTCTTTAAATATTGTTTAAGCAATTTCTCGTATTGCTTTTTGCGGTTTAATACGATGGTGGTAGAAAATCTTTTATTGTCCATTTTAATCGGTTATGTTTGTAACTATCACTAATTAAAAAACTACTCTTTCCGTACGGATTACGATCGGGTGTGATGTCGTTGTTTGTGTTGGATGTGTATTCCGGAAACAACGTGCTATTATAACACAAGTATTGAACCAAACGATTGGTATAATAACGAGCGTTATCACGTGCAGCTTCCTTCAACGATTCCATTTCTCCTTTGGTAACTGGCGTTGTGTCCTCACTTTGTCGGCTTACAAGATTTCCATTGTCGTGCTTATATAAAAGTGATGGGTAAAGTTCAACCATTGTCCACCACAATAACGCTTTCAGCACATAATCATTCAATAATGTTTCGTAATCACCTGCCAAAGTTCCACCGCTTACATCGGATTTAATTTTGTTCATCAAATCAGTACCCAAATAGTTAGTGATTTGCTTATCCTGCGCCAAATAAATGGCAGGTCTAATAATATTTGGATCAACCGCGTCAGTGATTGCGGTGTACTTCTTTAAATAATCTTCAGTGATTAAAAGTATTTCGGGTTGTATTGCCATTTTCTTTAATTTTATTTAATTCCAAAACGAGGATTATCAGGTAAAAATCCGTTGTAAGGCATATCAATTGGACGCGTTTCTACCAAGTAATTGTTGCGTACTTTATAACCTGCTTTTTCAGCTAAACTCCACGCTTTTTTACGCACATTTGGGTTGTTTAAATCTAATCCAAAACCCTTCGCGCTAATGTATAATTCCTTTTTGAAGATATGGCCACAATTACCCCCCCCTTTGAATAACCAAACCGAATAAGTATCAGCCCCATACGGCCCCCAACCTGGATTAACTGCCTTGTTGTTTAGTGCCATTATATCTTCTTTTCGGTATAACTTATCCGCGCTTATCATCTTGCGGCAAAATGGTCTTGAAGATGCAGTAATGCGACCACTATAACGATAACGCACATAATACGTTTTACCATCAATGACTTTATCTTGTTCGCTCGTTGCGTTTGGTCGTGATGTGCCTGTGCTTACGGCTTGTTCAATTGGTGTAATATCAAAAATATGTGCGAGTGCTTCATTTTCGATATCATCATTTTCGTAATCCACATCGTAACTATCAATTAAAATCCAATCTTCATTTGGTTCTTCACCAAGTGCAATCAAATCTTCTGCGATGTCATCTAAATTTACTTCCTCGCGTTCAATGATTCTCTTTGCCCAATCGCGACCTGCATCACCGCCCCATAACTGCCACGCGATACGACCTGCTGTTGGAAATCCTTCTTCGCCATCGTTCCATCCAGTTGCTTCTTTATCTACTTCGTGCCTTGCGAAATAAGAGTTCATTCGCTTCACGGTATCAAATGACAAATTACGCTTATTGCTAATATCACGCGCTCTCGCTACACCTACTTCCGTTCCACCTCTACCAAATTCATCGCGCCATTTTAAACCAAGTTCCGCTTCTGCGGCCATCTCATTAGTGGGAGCAAAAGAGTTCTCCTCCGCTAAAACTTTTTTTTTTTGAACTACTTGCGTTGGATCAATAGACACGTTTGAAAGGTTGTCAAAAATACTACTAATCTGCGCATCGCTCATCGTTGGGAATGCAGCTTTCGTAATTGCTTTTGCTGATGGAATCGTTAATACGTTAGCCGTTGTTTGCACAATGATTTCAAGTAATGAAGCTATCTGCGCTCCATTCAACGCTTGACTTGCAACGTCTAATGATGGTTGTCCAGCATCACTTGTTTGAGCATCTTGGAATAAATCATTCTGCGTGATTTCAACCGTTGCATTTATTGCAACAACTGAAAACAAATATTCGATGCTATCAGTAATCATTCGTTGAAATGGCTCAACGACTTGCTTCATAAAGATACGCATCGCTTGTTTCATTTCATCGGTGTTCGAACCTAATCCACCGCCATCGCGAATACCAAAAAGTAATGGACTTGTAACGCGGTGTCCTACCAATATAGATTCAACCGCTTGACCTACTAATGTCTCGAATTGTTTATCCATATCGGACACTGGGAACGGAGTGAAATCTACACCCCTATCACGATCCTCGTTGAAAAATGTTAGAACCTTCCCTGCATTCTCCGCTCCTTGAATCGCTTGTTGCAATTGGTTCTTAATCATTCGTTGTTCTTCGAGCGTGGGAATGCCATTGTTAAACGAAGTAATCAAAGAAGGAAAGAAACCATTTAAAATCAAATTAACTTGATACTCGCTAATCTGACGCGTTAACTCGATGTTGTTAACCGCACTTATATAATCGGGTTTGGGATAATACTCACTTCCAGGTACAATCGAATGAACGAACATTACTTGTTTCGGATATTCATCTTTGTAATCGGGGTTGAACATCGGAATATATGCAGGTGTGTTCTTCTTTTTTCTCGTGTCGTTCCAATCACGCGAGTAATAAATACCACTCACATCATCATTATCATCGCTCACGCATAAACGACAATTCTCAAAAGGCAAATGATTTATTTGTGCAATGGTGCTTCTATCCATCGACCAAATTACTTCCCAATAAAAACCACCGTGTAATTTTAAATCAAGAGCGGTGCTGTGTCTTATCTTATCTAATTGTAATCGTGTGATTTCATTCGATGCTTCTGCGCTACTTGATACGAATGATTGTCCTGCAATCATAAACGCAATCGAGTTTACAATGCTTCCGTGTACTGGCGATTCGTTGTATAGTTCGATGAGATATTGTGGAAAGGTATTGCCATCACCAAACGACACAAATCCCTTCCTATCTTCAACCTCTATTGGTTGAATCTTCACGTACTTTGATAGTTCAACTTGCGTTGCTCCTATGCGTTGTTTTATTTCGTCAACTATATTAGGCATTGTATTCGATATCAGATGGAATGGTTAGCGTTGGTTGGTCGTAGTAGTTAATGAGCGAAGAAAATTCAATAAATCCCCTTTCAATTTCACCGACCACCACAGCATCAGCAGGATCCAAGTTAGTATTTGAATTTTGACCGTAAACAATATAATTCCAACGGCCACCGTGATTGATGAGAATCGATGCATTAGTTGGATCATTCGCATTCGTACTAATGCCCAAAGTCGTAATCCTATCATTTTCGGTAATAATCGTTGGAATCACATATAACAATTCCGAAGTTAATTCATTTTGTAACACCAACAAATAATCGGTGTAGGTTGTTGAAAAAAGTAAACTCCCCTGCTTAAGTGATAGCAGGAGAGTTTGAGATGCAGTATTTGATTGCAGGTAATTCACGCTGCAAATTTATTAAACAAGTGGTGTGGTATCAATTGAGAAATCAGATGCAAATACACCATCCTCAATTCGATATGCTTTGTTTTTTGAATCAGAAGTGAATGTGATGGTGTAACCATTCATATCACCTTTGGCTGTTCCTGTCATTGTTGACGCTGCAGTTACTTCTGCTCCATCCTCATAACCAACCACCCAATAATTGTCGTTGTTATCTAACACAATCACAAACAAACGATTTTTAGCAATTAACTCTAATTGCTTTCTGCGTTGATAACTTAATTTGTGGAATGATGCGGTAACGGTTTGTGTGTAGAAAATCGTGCCATTCTCAACACTGGATGCCACTTCTTCAGTGAAGCTACCTGTTGATTTTGGTAAGATGAACTCAAATACTTTTGCAGTAGATGCAGATGCACTTACTTCTTGAGTAGTTCCATCAATAGTCAATTGACCTGCGAATAGATCGTGAGCATTCAAATAAATCTTTTTAATGCCACCAATCCCATCTTTACACTGTAAACCGAATCCAGTCCCTATTGTACAACTCATTGTTTTATATTTTTATTTTAATAAAATGGGGAGCAGTCGTAACCACTCCCCTTTTATATGTGGTTAATATTAGTTATGTCCGATTACGCAGTCAGTCAATACACCAATTTGTACTCCAGTGCGGAATCTCATTGCCATACGAACGTTGTCAGAAGCATCAGTCAAAGACATATCAACAACCTTAACTTCAGCGAAATCAGAGTTAGCATCAACACCAACGAACAAGTTAGATGGTTGAGCAGCTATGATAGTTCCATTGCTGATACCGGGACAAACATAAATGTCATATCCGTTGAACTGCAAATTGAAATCATCAGCAGCTTGATACATTTGCATATAACCCAAAGCAGTGATGGCTTGACGATAGTATTGAGCAGTTGCACGATTCACATACAATTTAGTATCAGGACTTCCAATCAAAGCGGCAGGAAGAGCATTGATAACAGAGTTCATATTAGCAATAACATTAGCTGCAGAAAGAGGAGTTGAACCTCCAGGCCAAGTAATATCAGCACCACCAGTCAAAGTAAGTAATTTCTTTTCGAATCCATCAAATGATTGATATGAACCAGTTGTGGTATCACCTTGCCAAATTGTGTACTCAATGTTTTCAGCAACTTTAGCGGCAGCATAACCGATTAAGAAGTCAGCGAAGTTAGAAGGAACAACATCATTGATGAAACCTCTACCAGTAGCAGCAGCTTCCCAATCACGAGCGAATTCAGATTTGCACAATTCCAAGTTAACTTTCAAATCTTTAACTTCCAAAACTGACTCATCCAAATTCAATGAACCTGCTTGCGAAAAATCGCAATTAGTTCCTGCTTGTACCAAAGATGCAGCATTAGACAATTTCTTTAATACTGCTTTGTATTTTACACCTTCTTTTAAGGTAACGTATCCTTTTGCCAATGTATCCCCTGAAAGGATGGCAGCGTTGATATACGGTAACGCTAATTCACCTGCGTAGGTTGAACTGTTAATGGTTAAGCTATCAGCCATTTCTTTTTTTTATTTAATTATTTATATTTATTTATTATCGAAAAGATTCTATTTTTAGAATCCATCTTTGACAAGTTGATTGGAGCAGATGCAGCAGGAGCATTCACTTTCTTCACGCTCTCCGTTGCAGGTTGTTTGCTCATCTTTTCTACTTGTGCAGATAGTTGCGCTTTCTCGCTATTCAACGCATTTATGCGGCTTTCGAATTGCTCAATTAACGCGTTAATAGTGGACTCAAATTCCTCTTTTGAAACACCATCAAAAGCGGCTTGTTCTTCTTTGGCCACTTCTTCGGATTCCATTTCGGGTTCCAAGATTTCAGTTACAACACCACCAACGGTTACGATGTACTTGCCTTCGGCAGTTTCGTGTTTACCATCGGGTGCAGGAACTTCATTACCTTCGGCATCCTTTACAAATAATGGACTACCAACGGCAATCATTTCATCGGGTGAAGTTACTTCAACACCATCTTTAAGAATTGCAACTGCAAAACGTACTGGAGCAGCCGCTTCGATTTCGCCTTCAGCACTTAATTTAATGCCAAATGACTTCAAACGATCTGCGTACTTACTCACGATTTCATTTACTTTATTCATTGTTAAAATTATTTTCTCGTATATATGTAGCATTAAGCGTAAATTTGTTTTGTAGTTTGATCGTTTAGTTTTTGTTTTAGTTTAATTTCCTTTGTACGAAAAACCCCCAAAACGTTGGGGGCTTTTTGTTTGTCGGGTAATTAACGAACTCACGAGTTTAACTCGGCAGTTAACTCACGCATTATCTTTTCGATTTCTTGTTCAGCTAAATATTCATCACTCAATTCGGTAAAGAATCCTTCTAATGAAAATCCTTTTACATCGCCTTGCTTAATCGATTGCCACACCTCATCATTATCTACCTTCATTCCAATGCACCAAGTACCATCGGGAAAATTAAATCCAAAGTTTTGGCTCTTATCGTGTTCACCTTCTTTAATCCAACTCTCAACAACGGTGCAACCTGTAATAGGTATCTCATGCTGAAGGTTGCTATTGTGGTGCATATTTCTTTTTAGATATTCTTGCGCGATTTTATTAATCGTTTCCGCGCTGTATTTCGCGTAGTATTCACCACCTGCGGAATCAACCCGGTAAATCAATTGTTCGGGTAGCATTACAGCACCGTACAACATCCTTCGCTCTCCTTCATCAACTGCCGCATGGTTCATTTTCTTTGCGGATTTCAACGCGACAAAATCAATTTCAATCGCTGGCTTATCTACCAATGAAATACAATTCACACCAAGATAACCGCTGTCATCTATCGTGTATTCAATTACTTTTACTTCGTTCATATTACTTAATTATTCGTGATTGGTCTTTTATTTTTTGCTCGGCTTCTTGCGCTGTACTCACGTTTGTCGCAAGGACATATGTTTGTAGCGGTTGCGGCTGATTTGTTTGCCCATTGATAAAAGAAAGGTCTAACGCAGGTGCGTTGGTACTACCTCCACCCATACCACCACCACCGCCTCCGTTGGGTGGAGTTACTCCAGGTGGCGACCCTCCATCCTTATTGAATTTCATTGAAGCAATTTTAGCGATATTCGCTGCTCCTGCTGCTGCTGCTATACCTGCCATCACGAATGGATAACCTGGAAATGCAGTTGTAATGGGTGAAGCGGAAGCTGTTGTAAATGCGTTTTGCGTACCTGTAATTGCGCTAATGGTTGCCTGTGCTAATTGTAACGCTTTGCCAACTTTGAACGATTGTTCCGCGTTTAGTATTCCTGCGCTTGTTAATGCGTCATTCAAATCCATTATACCACCAATGGCAGCTTGAGCAATTTCATATTTGCTATTGGCTAAAGCAATTTCACCCTCTCTGATTCTCTCGCGCTTCATTTCTTCTGCGAGTTCCTCGTCTGTTGATAATTGAATTACACTTTTACTTTCCTCGAATCGCGCAGCTAATCGCGTTTGAGATTGGGCAAGTGAATCCTTTTGAATTTGCGCTGATATTTGTGCGGCTGCTTTTTGATTAGCTTTTATTTGTTCCGCTAATCTCGATTCTTCTTCCTTCTTCCTTTTTTCAGCAGCTAATCGCGCCTTTTCTTCTTCCTGTTTATTATACTTGTCATTTATTTCAGCTTGTTTAATTCGTGCGAGTTCAGCAATTTCCAATTGAAGTTCTGAATTACCACGCGCTAACCACAATTGATCATCATACCACTTTTGGATATCGGCTAATTCACGTTGTCTTTCAGTCATTCGACCACGTGCCAAATCATCACGCATCTTTTGTACTGCATCATTTGCCTTCTGCAAATCGGCCAACATTTCCTCATTCCTTTTCTTCGCTTCTTCTGCGCGTTCAGATGCTTCCGTATCAATTAATCCTGTCCAATTTAGGAAGTCAGTAATTCCATCAATAACAAAATCAATTTGTTCTTTGATGAATCCAAACACCTTTCCCACCAATCCACCTGCATTTACCAATTTATCGAAATTCAAAATGATAGCAGCGATAACAGAGGCGATTAAGAAAATCGGATTCATCAACAATGTTTTACCCAAGTCGAACATTGTGCCGCCAAAACTTTTTGCTCCTTTCGATAAATCGCCGAATTTAAAATCCTTCATCGCGCTGGTCATTCCCTTAACACCAGTTAGCGCATTTTCAAAGTCGAGTGATAGAATAGAACTTCCTATCATTGACATCGAATTGTTCAATCGCTCCAATGGCGCACCGCTTACCGTGTTGACCGACCTACCCAAGTCATCCATCCTATCCTTGAGTTCACCGAGTTGTCTTTGTACTCGGTTAAATTCGGCAGTACCTTCGGGAAGTGTGGCTAATTCCTCACGCAGCTTACGCATCTGCGTACGCATGGATTCAACCTTCGCTGTGCCTTGTATATCTACTTCAATTACTACTTCTTGCTTTGCCATTAGATTAAATTAAAAATGTACATAGTTCCCAATATCATTGTAGCAAGAACGCTCAAATTAATAAGCGTTGTGAGCCAATTGGGTAAATTGTTTTTGTTGTTTGGAAGATTACTGCCATGTCCTAATTCAACTAACTGCTGAATGTTTTTAAATGTCATTTGTGGGTTATGCATAGTTATATTGTACATAAGTGGTTAATGCTGTAAATTTCATATCATCTTCGGGATAGGTAGTTGAACCAACCAATTTGATTCGTGGATAAAATGTCGTGCCACTAATAACAACATCCCACTCCAATCGGCCATTCATATTATTGAATGTTTCATCGATTGTTGTTACATTAACGAATGTAATTGTTCCTGCATTATTGATCATATGTAAATTGTATTCACCACTTATTGTTCCATCCATTGAAGTTCCATCGTGTTGCATTCCGCTTAATAGAATCTTCACAATCCACATAGTATCATCAGGCATCACATAACTATCGACACCGCCTATTTGTAGGTTGATGTAAGTGGTGTTATTTGTGAAATCACCTTTACCGATTAAATGTATTATGCCACTTTGAACCTCACCGCGATAACCACCATTACCACCGATTGTGATATCTTTATTCAATACATTGGCATCACTACCTACAACCGTTACTGAACCTAAATCAGAAGCAACGTAATTATTATCTCCAACAATCAAACTATTTTCATTTCCATTATTCAACACGTTGTTACTACCCCCAACAATCGAATGAGTGTTGGTGGGATAAACATTATTGTTAGGTGTTTGTAATAGTTTGGTTTGGTCATTATCAATATCTTTAACCAATGGTTTAGTGTCGCTTGTTGTTGGCTTACGACCTCCACCATCTTGACGCACTGCATAACAACGACCTTGTGCTGCATCCCAATTGTAACCATAATAATCACAGCACGTTTCAGTTCCATTTGATGTATTACCATCGGGATCTAAAAAGATAATGTTTAACGTACTTGTGATGCTATCGATTGTGAGATTACAAGGTGGAGCAACATTGATTATCTTCATCAATTTAACCTGTACACTTTCTTGCATTCCAACAACGTAATCTTTGATCTCTAAAATGCGCCAATAGGAATCGCGAATAAAGATTTTATCATTGTATCTAAAGTTGTAAATGTCTGCAAATTCAAGCGAAAAGAATGCTTCCATTATACGAGCATCCGGTGCGTAAATATTTGCCACATAATTATTCCAAAATCTTTGATACAACGTTTGGTAAGGAATCGCATTGACTTTATGCAATGGTGTTTCTTGACCAAAATTGTAATCCAAAGCTGTGATATCGGGAGTGATTACATTGTAATGGCTAAACATCGGAAGAGTAAATGAAGTTTCAATTGTGTTGGTATCATCATTAAAAACGTGCATTGTCATTGTGTCTCCAGTGCGGTATAAAATGCGCGGTGTTGGGTTCACATATTCATTTTTGTCATTGATGAATTTAGCAATTGGATAGACAGTATTTGGAATTAACGCGAGTGGTGTACTACCAAATTCAACTTCAATTTTTTGTTCTTCCGTTGCAAAATCATTTTCGGGATCAAGCAATTCTAATCGACCATAAACGCGATTACCTTGAGTGTTGTAAAGGTTGTTTAAATAGTCATCTGACTTTTTGTAAGTCCAAGTGTTTATTTGCGCTTGGTAATCGGTGGTTGGTGTTAAGACAATGTCTTTACTGATATCAATGATATTGCTCCAATCTTTATAATCACCACTTTGCAGATATTCATCGAGTGGAATGAATGACAATAATTTGGGATTGAACTTATCAGGAATAACAACCAAATTAAACATCTTGAATAATGCACTCATGAATTCAGTACATTTCATCACTGGCGCATTAGCAACCCAATCGACCTCATTACCGATGATTGGCTTACTCACATAATCGCAGAAGAATGTAGAAGGCAAATCATTTGGATAAGTCGTTTGTGAACTCGCATCGCGTAGCGTAAGCGTGATGTTAATTGGATTAGGATTAGTATCAAATAGAATCGGTTGAACTGTCTCACCTACGTTTAAATAAACATCAGTATCCCAATCCGCACCAATCCCACAATTGATGGATTGATATTGGGGAAAGGTTGTGCCACTTGTCCAATTGATGAATAACGTTCCACTCGTTTGAATTTGTGATAAGCGATAATCACCATTCGTATCTTGAATTAAAAAAGCTAACTGACAACCACCAATCCCATCTGCATTTTGCTCGATGTTGATATTACATTTGATTTTATACCTTCCGCTAAATGGAACGGTAAACACATTGTTTACAACGTAATTTAATGGATCAGTGGTCTCCGTTAAATTTGGAATTGCATAATAATAAATAGTGTTTCCGCTTGAGAATGTCAGTGGGTTGAAATCAGTTCCATCAAATGTGATTCCATCGATACCATTCTCCAACAAAAATTGCGCTGCTTGTGTATCTCCTATCTGTTGCAATTGATTGACTTCGCTTGTGAATGGGACGTATAATTTACCCAATTCAGTAAGTAAAGTAGAACTATCACCAGTATTCAATTCGAATCCACTCAATGACATTATCTTATTAAAGATGTATTCAGATTTGATCATTGGAGTGAGATTACCTGCCTTTATTACCTTCTCGATATTGTTGGTATAGATTGAACGAGTTTCGGGTGTGTTAATCATTCCAACCCAACTATCACCTCTATCGGTCAAAGTCAAATCAATATTTCCACCGCCAATCGTACCACTCAACACATCGAGAATATTCAAGTAATCCACTATAAAAGTGTAATCATTATTTAATTCAACACCAATGTAGTTTTTGAAATCAGCGTCTCCGATGTTCTTGAAAAAATCAATTACATTACCGAAGAACACTATCTCATATTCGCTAACTACTTCATTGCTTGTATATGCCGCTTTAAATTGTATGCTGCCTTCCATCACTGGCAAAGTATCAACGGTTATAATCGCTTGAAATTTGCGCTTTGGATTGAACTGCGAAAACTGAAAAGTGTTGTTCTCAATGAATCCAAATATCTGCGCGTTATTCGTACTTGCAGGAATCCTAAACGTACGTGAATAAGTTGCCTTTGCTTTGAGGTCTTTGATATCGCTGAACGAATACTGCAATGAGATTGTCTCATTCTCGTATAAGTCCATAACATAAGGAGTGTTAGTTCCTTGCGTGTATATAATTAAAGCTGTTTCCATTTTTTACTTTTTATGGGCAATTACCGAATCCAACAGTTACGTAAATATTACCAGTCCAAGTTCCCGAACTCCACGCAGGTAGTTTGATATAAAAATAATTTGGATTAGTACCCGTACCCCAAACACCACTTGCAATAATAGGTGTTCCAGAACTTTGCATATCAAACGAAGTACGTGTTCCACCACCTGTTAACACATTACCCAAATCAATGTAGCCATTCTTAATCGGTGTTGGTACGTTTGATGTATAAGACAAACTTACATAATACGCTTGACCTGCGATTGGTGTTACTCCTAAATTATTTGCAACGCTAACCGTTATATATCGAGCAGAAACGGAAGCCGTACTTACAATATTACACGCGTTACCCACGTTCACACCTACGGTCAAAGTAGTTGAACCGCCAACCTTCGCAAACGTATTAAAATAAGAACAAGCCACAGGCGCAGGTATAGGATATTCCGCAGCAGTGATGTTTATTGTCTCATTATTCGAAGCAACTTGTAAGCGTAATGTCTGATTATACTTCTTTGAATTGCGCTCACGCTTCATCAAATAATTGCTATCACTAACGACAACAGGAACAATCGAATATCCATCGACATTATCGTCAACCATCCAAACACTTTTTGAGATGAATAAATCTTTGAGATATTTAAATTCAGATTCGCACAACCAATCACTCGTTAAATTGATGAACGTGTTTACTATCGGTTCACGCTCGGTTAATTCACGCGTGTAGTTTTTTGTTGCGTATGGTTCAGTTACGGTTGCCGTGTTGAAATCACCTTGATATGTCTTGTAACGCTTACGCTCCACATCTATGCTTCGCTCATTGCGTTTAATGAATGAGTAACTATCCCATCCACCCATTTGATTAAGCCAATAAACGTGAACTGGATTGTATTTACAATCATCAGATAAGTAGTAACCATACTTTGTTGTAACTTGTTCATCACTTGCGTCATAACCTGCATAAACATAAAACGCAGTATTATCAGCAGTGGCATCATCAACATAACCACCATTCACAAGATTCTTTAATCCAGTGGGGAAGAAAAGTAAACTACCTGCTCCGAAGGTCATTGGTATATCAAAAGAATCGAGCAGTGTTTGATTGTCATCATACAAATCAAATGTGAAATGATCAATGTTATTGTATGGATAATTCGTATTTACAAATGTGTTATCATCGGCTATCCATCCGTGAATATCATACGCGCTATCCGTTTGACCATTGACATTGGTTCGAGATATATACCTCCAATTTATTGTCTCTGATTGTAACAATGTTGGTAGATGCAATCGATTAGCTAATGTCTCTTTATCAAATCCAATTTCGTCATCGTAGTTTTGAGATAGTGCTAATGGTCGCGTGTCATTCGTACCCATGACAATGAAATTCTGCTTACCACTACCATAAACGCACATTAGATTATATGTGATCGCTACGCTATTATCTTCAGTGAACGCACCGCTTACATCATAACCTTCGTACAATTCAATGGTGAATGTGTTTACATTATTATCGGTTGTGAGATTTGGAGCAGATGATTGTAACACTACGTTATCAGTGCCATCGTACACAATCGAATTTTTAACGAGCTGGTTGAAGATTGTTTTAGCATTAAACACTCCACTATTCACCGCGTTTTGCGAGATGTAAAACTTGTATTGATTCGATGTATTGTTGTCAGTGATGTTGACAATGTATTTAAAGTTCGGTTGTGCGTACTCGCTCGATGTCATTGTAAATGAGACATCATTATTTGAATAACACAAACCTGTAAATGCATCAATGCCTTGCGCTGTTAATCCAGTGATTGCTGTTGTATATGCCATAATTAAATCTTTATTTTCTTTTGCAAATTATCTTCAATAACCAAATTGATTTCTCTCATCAATACTTCTTCGAATTCAGATTGAAATTCAATTATTGTATCATTTACTGCTTCTCTCCAATAAAATAATGGTGGTATACCATTTTGTGCAATTCCTTTTGCTATTGCATATGCTTTGCTTCTAATCAATGATGGAGTTTGCTTGACTATTTTACCATTTTTATCTCTAATGCGAATTGGTTTAATTTTCATCCATTCGATGATGGGATTAATCGCTACTACCTTTTTTCTAAATGAATATGGACTGCTTTGATTTTTAGTTAATCCATTTACTCCTTGTTCTACAAAATCAGCATAATTCGCTGCTTTTCCTTTGGCAAAGAATTGAATCTTACTACTTCTGCCATCGTAATAAAATGACAGCGATTTACGCAATGTATCAGATGCTACTGCTCTTCTTTTCTTACCTCTTATTGTTCTATAAACACCAAGATTAAGCATTGCCTTTTCGACAACCTCTTGTCCAAATTTCTTCATCAAAGATGTCAATGGAGATTCAGCCATTTACAAATAAATTAAATGCAGTGTTTGGATTATCTGCGAGTAATTGAGCAAATGCTTCAATGCCTTTCTCAATTAACTTTGATTCGAACAATCCATAGTTATCTGTATCATTTGGATCCCACGCAAAGAGAATCGAATCATTCACGATGAGTAATGGTAATCCTTCATTATTCTTTGTCAATTGATAGGTCATATAGTTATCTTAAATGATTGTCCTGATGTTGGAGCAGCTACCGCAGTACCAGTGTTTTTGAATTCAATTTGGTATCTATCACCTGCACTAAATGTCGCGTTGTTGGTTGTGTCTGAATAAATACCTGCGGCACTACCTGCTGCAATGGTTACGCTTACACTTGTTGCCACCGCATTCTTGACAATCGTAACTTGAAGCGATGAATTAACAGGCATTGTTGCCGTAGTTCTAACGTACAAATTATTTATTGTTATTGCCGATGCGAGTGGTATGCTAACTTGAGATTCCGATGTTGATCCATTGACAGTATTATAACGCGTTGTATTTGCACCTAATCCAGTTGCAACACCAGTAATTGTTTGTATCGATGTTCCACTACCTGCACCTGCATACACAGGAATATTCAACGTGCTACCAACCAACGTAGAACTTCCACTTGTTCCTGTTGTGGTTAACGTAATCGTATCTTGTTTTGTGCTTAATGCGTTGCTATTTTCCCAAAGTGAATTGGATGAATTGTATTTTAGAATGTCATTGTTCGCAACCGATGTAATTTTTACATCATGAATTTCATCAAGTTCATAACCATTTTGAACACGAACATACATACGACCTGCACTTCCATTATTGGCAGTCGTAACGAATCCTAAATAAACCAAATGATTTGGTGCGGATGGTTTTGTTTTCGTCACCGTTCCTGCGGTTGCACCTAAATAAACCGCATCGCCATCTGCCCAAGTTGATGTTGGAAAAATATTTAATCCATCGAGTTGACCATTGACAATTATTAAACCTTTTTGATTTGCAGCAATGGATGAACTCAACACCAATCCAACGGTCTGCGCACTTGTGGCATCGGTTGTATTGTAGGCAAGTTTCACCGTTAATCTATCGCCCGTTCCACCAAATGCGTAAACAGGTTGACCTTTTGTAATCGTAACTGAATCCGCGTTGGTTACATATGCGAGTAATGTGTTGGGTGCAGTTCCAATAACTTGAAATCCATTGAGTGAAGTGTTGTAAATGCAAAACATTTCAGCACCATCAATGATATCTCCACCAATTAAAAGTCCATTATTATTTCGATACAAATCTTTTGCGCCTAACGAATTGATGTTAAGCGTACATTGAGTTGTATTACCCGTTGCAAACCTAATTAGATACGCATCGCCATCATTATACGCGCTTACTCCACTGATCGTGGTTGTATATGTATCCGTTCCGCTCGTTGTTCCTTTTGGAATGCCACTACCACCACCGGGTATAGTTTTCCAAGTGTTATCGGCAGCGAGATAATCCGTTGTCGCACTTGGTTGGTTGGTTGTGAATTGTACCTTCTTTGCCATTAGTTACCGATATAAGGAATATCACACGCGTTCCACTCGTAATCAACTGTGATGTCAATAGTGCCTTGCACACCGCTCAACACATTGCTAAATTCTTCGATAAACGGAGTGAACTGAATCGGCTTGGTGATAATAACCGATTCGTCAAATATCTGACCATTCTCAATTTCGTTAACGAGGTCAGCAAACAACAACACGCAATCGCTAATCGCGTAGCGTTGGTATTCCGTTTTGAGTTCCTTGTCGCGTGGCAAATCAGCAAAGAATACATCGAGCGAATAGGTCAATTGACCTGAATCGATGCTGAACTGATTGGGTACAACGTGCATAAAGGGGAATTCATCTTCCTTCTCTAAATCAGCTTGTGCGATTTGTCCGTGCGTAAACTTTTTAATTAGTGCGTGGTTAGTGGCAAACTCTTTTAATTTACCGATGATTACGTTGTATGTGTAAAGTGAAGATGCGCTCATATCTATATGTAGCTATTTAATCATTTTTTAGTAAGCAATTGTTTCTGAAATTGTGCGTA